AAGTCGATTGATGGGAGTACTTGAAATTTCAGGTAGTCTGATTCGTCACTAATAAAATCAACTTAACAAAACCCACTCATCGAGTGGGTTTTTTATTGCCCATTATTCATCCATTCTCTGTTGACACCATACACCTTGTGAATCTTTTCATCCCCCTTGACAAGATTTACTATTTTTCTTAGCGAAGCCGGCCTTAACAAAGTCGGCTTTTTTAGTGCTCTTAAAAAGGCAAATCAAAAACACATGCCATCGAATTTGCATTTAGGCATGTGTTTTAAATAAAGGAGTGATTTAAATGAATGCGAAATTTAACCCTGTAAAATTAGTCGATGTGAAAGACTCGAAACCTTATACAACGACACTACAAATAGCGATTGGATTGGGATTACAGCATGCTAGTGTGATTAAGCTGGTTAGGACGTATCGTCCAGATTTTGCCGAATTTTCCCCTATCAGATTTGAAATCCGAAAGGGTGAACCGTTGCAACACGGGGGATACGCTAAAGCAACAGAGTACGCAATTTTAGATGAGCAGCAGGCAACATTCCTAATGACACTAATGCGTAATAGTCCAAGAGTGATTGCTTTTAAGAAATCCCTAGTTAAAGCATTCTTTGAAGCAAGAGCATTGCTACAAACTGACTACTTTTCCTTGGTACAGAAACGCGAAGCACTTAATGCAAAGCTTGAATGTGAAAAAGATATTGCAAGTGCATGTGGACGTGGATTGTCTCAATGGAAAAAGCAACGCGATGCTTTGGAAACAGCTATTGCTAATGTAGATCGTCAAATTCAGCCATGCTTATTTGAATAATGAATCAAACCATGAAACCAGTAAAACCCATAGGGTTGGATTTTAAATCCAGCCCTTTTTTATTACCGAAATTTTGGAAGTAAATATGACAGATAAATCTAAATGGTTTGTTTTTAAGAAAAATGATCAAGTTTTTGGATGTTTCAGGATTAAGCCTTTTTCCGATCCTGAATTTGGTAAAGCCTATAAAATGCTTTGTACCAAAAAAAGTATTTTTAGAATGAGTGCCATGCTATCAGCCCAAGAGTTTGCCAAAATTATCGCAACTCATCTTATACAGGATTGGGAAAATATTGAACTTTCAAAAACAGGAATAGCTGGTGAAAAAGAAACGCGTTATTCGCCAAAATCAGCTTATCAATTATTAATGTATGGAGATCTAGGGGCTGAGATAACTTCATGGATCTTGGAAAAGTCAAAAAGTATTGCCTAGTTAAGTCTCGATTTATTGCCGCCGTTTATGGCGGTTTTTTATTGCCTAGAGGAAAGTCAAATGGCTCAAGAAGCTCGCTTAGTAATTGTTATTGATTCGGAACGTGCGAAACGCACTGCACAAGACTTATCAGTTGAATTGGATAGCATCACCAAAAAAGGGGATTTCGCCTCGAAATCTATGGACAGCTTGTCTGTAGCCACCAGAGCTTTAGCTGGACACATGGCTGGTTTATTAACAGTAGGTTCAGCCATTTCAAAGATGGATACATATACTGGATTACAAAATCGCCTTAAGTTAGTCACTAACAATCAAGTTGAACTAAATAAAGCAACGGAAGACACTTTCCGAATTGCTCAAAAAACCTATTCAGCTTGGGATTCTGTGTTACAGGTTTACCAGCGTTTTAGTGATAATGCCAAAACTTTAAACCTCACAATGGATGACACAGCACGTTTAACTGAAACAGTTTCTAAAGCTGTAGCAATTAGTGGTGCAAGCGCAGAAGCTGCTGATGCAGCTTTAGTTCAGTTCGGGCAGGCCTTGGCTAGTGGAACGTTGCGTGGAGAAGAACTTAATTCTGTAATGGAGCAAACCCCAGCACTAGCAAAGGCTATTGCTAAAGGTATGGGTATTACTGTAGGTGAATTACGTTCAGTAGCAGCTGAAGGAAAAATTACTTCACAAGAAATTGTAAAAGCGCTTAGAAATGTAGAATCTGATGTTGATGCTCTTTTTGCTAAAACAGATATCACAATCGGGCAGTCTCTCACACTCCTAAACAACGAGATCACAAAATTTGTTGGCGAAGCAGGTAAGGGAAGTGGTGCGGCACAGGTATTAGCTGGATCAGTTCAAACTCTTGCAAGTAATTTAGATTTAATTGCTGATGGGGCTTTAGTAGTTGGTATTGGATATATCACTCGTGCAATTTTGATGAAGAGCGCTGCTATTAAAGAGGGAATGGCTTCAACTTTAGCGAGCCGCCAAGCATCTGTATTAAATGCTCAAGCAGAATATGCAGAAGCTACCGCTGCTTTGAATGCAGCAAAAGCTCATCTCGCGAATGTGCGAGCAACAAATGCAGAAACCCAAGCTAAATTTGGAGCAACTGCGGCAGCAACTCGATACGCACAAGCACAGGCAGCAGTAACTGCTGCTACAAATGCACAAACAGCAGCTCAAATTAAGCTAAATACTGCAACTTCAATTGCAGGGAGACTAGCTAAAGGGGCGTTTGGATTAATTGGTGGGTGGGCTGGAGTTGCAACATTAGGAGTAATGGGATTAGCGGCAGCCTATTCTTATTTTAATAGTAAGGCAGAGGAGGCAAAGCAAAAGCTTGCTGAACAAGCTAAAGTTGCTGAGAAAGCTGATGAGGAGTTAAAAAAATTAACTGGCAATGATAAGGCTAAAGCAGTTAATGATTTAACTACTGCTTTTAATGCACAAAATAAAGCATTAGAGAAATCATCGCGTGCTGTAGGGTCTGCATTAATTGATATCGAGAACTATGCACGAGGAAATAGGGAGGTTGAAAAAATTTCCCAAGAAGCGAGAACTGGAACTATCAGCTATACAGAAGCCATTGAACGTCTAAATAAAATTAAGTTGCCTACAGATCTATATGAAAATCTGAAAAAACAGGCTGCGCAGTATGATGACAATGCATCTAAAGCAAGTTTATCAGCTGAGAAACTTAAATTATTAAGAGTTGAGGTGAAACTTGGAGGTAATGAAGCACAAAATGCGGCAATTCAGCATCAAAAACAAGCGGATGCTTTAGGAAATACTGCTACTGAAGCAGAAAAGGCAACTAAGGCTTTGCAAGATTATCAAGCCAAGCAAAAAGATAGCGTTATTGATTCAATCTATAAATCAGGTTGGCTTGATAAAGGTTACACTGTTGCTCAAGCTAATGCCATTTTAGAACTGCAAAAAGCTAAAGGAATGAGTGCAATTTTGTCTAAAGATGAAATTGATAGCGCACTTAGAAATCTCAAGATCATCGAAGAACAACAGGAGCGAGAAGATAAATTAACTGAAGCTAAAAGAAAGCAGACGCAGGAAATTGAAAAACAAGCAAAACTTACTAAACGCTTGGTCGGTATTTCCGGTCAATCCGGTATTGGTACTGGTCCACATCTTGACGTCCGATATGGTGGCTCATTGTCAGGTCAGAAAGTTTCTAATGAACATCTGGCTCGATTACAGGCGGGAGGAAAACCTTTAACTTCCTACAAGATCAGTTCTAATTATGGTCCACGAAAAGCCCCAACTAAAGGGGCTTCTTCATTTCATAAAGGTATTGATTTTTCAATGCCTGAAGGAACACCAATCACGACCAATGTTGCTGTGAAAGATATCAAGACATGGTATGACAGCAAGGGAGGTGGTTATGTCAGTGAAGTGATCTTTGAGGATGGAGTGTCTCTTAAGCTTCTACATCAATCTCCCAAGATGCAGAGCAAGGTGAAAGGTGGTGCAAGTAAAGGAAGTGATAAAGCAGCTGGTGATATTCAATCTCAACTTGAACGTCAACAGGATTTGCAACGGTCACTTGAAAATGAGGTGGCTAGTGAAGTCGGACGGATTAACAATAATAGAAAGGCAAGACTGGAGGATGTTGATAAAGCAAACTTTAGCCCGGAACGTACTGCAGAAATAAAGGCGGAAATAAATCGTCGTGCAGATAATGATATTGCTATAGCCAAACAAGCCCTTAGAACGAAATTGGAAGACTATAAGGAGTTCCAGAAAACCGAGGAGCAGTTACTTGAGGAGAGCTTTAACCGTAAAAAGTTCAATGCAGCTCATGACATTGAATTAAGTAAGTCTGAGCAGAAGCAAGCCGTTGAATTGCTGGAACAGCAAAAACAGCAAGAGTTAGGGTTATTAAAACTAGCTCAGGAACAGCGGTTGTTTCAGGCTGAGCAATTCATGCTGGGAGAAATGGAGCGTATCAAAAAACGTTATGCGCTTGAGTATGATGAAATATCAAAAATCACTGATCTTGAAGAGCGTAGAAGGAAGATGAGTGCATTTCAGGCTGATTTTATTCGTAATGGTGTGGGGAATCCAACAATTGATCAGTATGATACCTCTAGTCAGTTTCTTAAATCGACAAACTACACCAAGCCCAAGCAAACCAATATGCAAGTATTGGATGAAGATTACGCTCAAACTTATCAAAAGTTGAAAGATAATCTTGCAGCTGTTTTGGAGTCTGAAAAAGCTAGTTATCAGGAACGATTGGAGGCGGAGCGCGTATTCAAAGAAGCAAGACAGCAAATGGATAATGAGTACCACCTGAAGGCGATTGATGCAAGAAAAGCAGATCACGACAGTCAATTGCAATTATACAGTCAGATGATTTCATCTGCTTCAAGCACATGGGGAGGTTTAACTCAAATTGTTAAGGATGCGCGTGGTGAAAATTCACGCTCTTTCAAGGCAATGTTTATAGCTCAACAATCCTTTGCTATTGCTTCTGCGATTATCTCTGCTCATTTGGCAGCTACACAAGTAGCTGCTGATGCAACGATCCCATTTTTTGGTGCAAAAATTGCGGCTTCAACCGCCATGCTTGCTATGGGATATGCAAATGCTGGTTTGATTGCTGGGCAAACAATAGCTGGATTCTCAGATGGTGGTTACACTGGATCTGGTAGAAAATATGAACCTGCCGGTATTGTCCATAAAGGAGAGGTGGTCTGGTCCCAAGAAGACATTAAAAGATGGGGCGGAGTTGGTTTAGTTGAGAAAATGCGTAAGAGTGCAAACCCTGAAGCTTTTCTCAATAACAATGCCTCGGCTGATAGTGTCATGCGCCGTGCATTGATGAGTTCTAATGCCTTTATAGAAAGCCAAAAGCAAGCTGACATCTTTAATCAACCGGTTCAAGATACTCAGATTATCTATAAAGGTAATAGAGACACACCTAAGTTGGCGTCTTCGGCAAATTCTGACTTATTCCATGATGGCAAGGTCTACTTCTCATCAAATGGTTTAGTTCAGGATCGATCAAATCTTGAGGATGTTCAAGACTTCACGATAGGTAAAGCTGCTCGACCTCAAGCTGAGATTATGCCTTCAATTGAACCTTCTACACCGACAATCAATTTCAAAATTGAAGTGATTAATCAGGTGAGTGGAGCGACAGTTGAAGCCGAACAACTGGATGAGCAAACAGTCCGGATCATTGTTAAAGATGAATTGGATAAGCAGCTTCCAAGAACGGTACCGAAGCTTGTTAGTGATCAAATCGGTAATCCAAACTCAACTATTAGTCGGTCTTTGACTGAGAATACGACAGCAAGACGGAATCGATAGTTTTAAAGTTACAGGTATAAGGAGAGTAATGTTAATGGAGTGTAAGTAAAACCGTTTAAAGATGCCGGCATAAGAGAGAAGAGCTGTTGACAGTGTCAACTCCTAGTCTCTTCTAAAGCCTATTGACAGCCAATATTATGAAAGGACCACCTTCGGGTGGTTTTTTTATGCCTATGTTTTCCATAGTAGGAAAAATGAATAAATGACATTTTTTTGAAATGAAACAATAAGGGCACTTAAAAAAGCAAAAACCCCAGTGTTGGCGCACTGAGGTTTTCAATTCAACTCAACCGAGCAAAGTTAAGGAGAAGTATTACTATGCCTGAAATTATAGCAGTGATTTTAAAATATGTAGAGGCAACTATGGAAAAATATGGTTTTGTAAAAGTAACAGGATCTATCTTATTGGGAATTTTTCTTTGGCAGTTTTCGAACATTATTAATGCTTTTGCAAAGTTGATAGAGGTAGTTCGATGAATGATAAATATACTTGGTGGGATGTAGGTAAATCAGTATTAATGATCTCCATCCCCATCTTAATATGGAAGTTAGATACCATAATACTAGCGTTAAAATCATAGAAACCGACCTAATTAAAGGTCGGTTTTTTATTGCCTGAAGGAAAGTTATGTACAAGTTAAAGCTAAATCCCCAGACCAGCGGCTATGGCGTAACACCGGGTGATGATGTTAAGCGTCAGCAGATGGAGGGAGGACGAGGACGCTATTACATCGATGTAAAACGTAATAGCCACATTGTTGATGTGAACTGGAATTTAAGTAAAACCGATTTCAATAAAATGATGGCGTTCTGGCGGGTCTACCAGAATAAGCCAGCTTCATTTTATGCGGATCTGGTGATTGATCAGGGGGAACGTCAGCAATATCTATGCAATTTCATTCCAAACTCGTTCAAGACCAATGAAGTGAATGGCAACCTTTACCGGGTAAATGCACAGCTCGAAGTTG